CATGTCAAAGATATTGATGGTCTTGCCATTGGCAAATACTGTGGTGTTGGCAGTCTTGTCTGTGTCATACCTACGGACATTGAGCCATTCCTTGGTTGAGCCAATAGTCTGCCACTTAACATTGAGAACATAGTCGGCAGTAGCCGGAAGTGAGTAAGCAGTAACGGCTGAGTTGAAGCTAAAAGTGTGTGTGCCTACTCCAAAGAGTTCTGGATAGACAGCCTGAATTGTGTCGTTAATAGCCTGTTTAACCATAAAGCGTGGGTATTGAGGGGCTATGACCACCTTGGTCTCGTTGGCTGCTGTAGAGGCTGTAGTGCCTCTGAAAGCCCTACCCCAAGGGGCAAGGTAGACCTGCTTGGTTAGGTTATCTGTACGATCTACATACATCAGTTCAGAGCCAACCTCGATGATGCCACGACCCATCTGGGCAGTCTCATTGACTACGAATTCTGTGGCAGAGGTTGAGGCAATTCCGCCTACTTGGTTGATCCATGTAGCGGTCTCCTGCTGGGCCCCATAACTTTGGATCTGCCCGAGGACTCGTTCTATAAGTCCACTAAATGTTGTTGTCATTCACTCACCGCTCTCAGGGCTGCGGCAGCAGCCTTATCAGTAGTTCCGCCTAGTTGGTTGCAGACACCACGAAGGTCTTTGTAATTAGGTCGAGTATTGCCAGCTTTGACATTTAAGGCACCAACAACACTAAGTCCTGTAGTTCCAGCCCAAGTGTTTGCAGCCTTAGCTGCACCTACATATGACTGAATAGCAGGATAGGTGCCACCATTAGCAAGACGATTAAGTTCTGCATGGAGTGTACTTCCGTTGGTACCAGTTGCCATTACTTAGCCTTTCGCTTTGCTGCTGCGTTATCTACTAGATTTGGATATGGTCTTCCAGCCTTTTTAGCAGCAGCCTTAGCCTTTGCTTTCTGTGATGGAGTTAACGGAGTAGATTTCTTATTAGGATTTTTCTTATCCCAGAATGCTGTTTTCTTTTTCACCATTTCACCTTATCTGCCCAATAGGCTGCTGACATTTTTCCTTTAGCAATGTTCTTAGCATGACGAGCTTTGAATGATGCCTGTCTTGCTGTTGGCTTCTTATCACCAGATACACCTTGCTGACCAAATCTAATTGTCTTAACCTTTGAACCTTCTTTGGCTACTACAACATGAGACTTCTTTGGATGAGATGGAGTTCTTTTTGGTTTGTTGAAGCCAGATACTCCGGCTGCTTTCAACCGGGAATCTTTCTTCTCGGCCATTTACTTCTTCTTACCCATTTTCTTAGGCATGGACTTCTTTGAAACCATTTTCTTTCCAGTTTTCATTGCTTCCATCTTGGCATCTTTCTTGCCCTTAGCTGTGTATGGATATTCTTTCATTCCGACCTTTGGCATTTGCTTCTCCCTTTGTGTGATGACTTTGACTTTCCCACCTGTATTTATATCAAACGAGATGGAAATCTCTATGCTCTTGCGAGCTTCATTGGCTGCTGTTCTTGTATTCGTTGGGGATAGTGTGGTTCTGGCTAATGCACCAAGTGCATATGAACTGCCGGATCCAACTCCGTATATCCCACGATCATCTCTTACCCAAGTAAAGTCATTATCAATTTGATAAAGCTTTCCTCGAAGGCAGATCAATGCATCGAAACCTGCACCATCTTTAGGATCATTATCAGCAGTCTTTGGCGATGGATCGTATCCATAGTCTGCGTATGCTTGCTTAAGTGATGGCAGTAAATCTGTCATCATAAATTTATCTAGGTTCACACCTCGTGGAATCTTAGGAGCATTCCAACTGTGTAGGGCTATATCCCCGGCGATTGCATCGCCAGCAAAGGCAATTACATACTCGCCTTTTTCTACTACCTTGTCCATGCCAGAGGCTATAAACTTCTGATCTCCACCCACTATCAAAGAATCTGCGGCAATCAATCCCCAACCTTTACCTTGGATTCCAATAATGGTTGTCATGCTCAGTCCTTAAACGAGTTGGTGGTTGAGTCGAATGCCTTACCGGCTAAGTTACTTACTTCGACTGCCCCACGAATATCCTTCATGTTTGTTGTCGATGGTTCAATACCTTGGCTGATTGCAGACTGGTATGCGTTTAGCTCTGCATCCCACTTCTTCTGAGGCATCATCTTGGAACTGTTAGCATCACCGGTATTAACCTGTAGACCTGATTGCTTTAAGCACTCACCCCAGTTTTCATGATCCTGAGTAGGGCAACCTGTTCTGCATCCCATTAAACTATCTCCACTAAAAATCCGTTATGGGCTATGTTGGAATCAGAGTCGGCTTGAGCCTGAGTTCTGATTGGAAAGCCTTGTCCTACAAGAATATCTTTTGTTGCTTCATTTACTATGTGACCTCGCCCACCAAGGAATACATAATCGTAATCCCTTAGTTCATCTTCTGTGACTGCTCGAGCCAAAGACATAACACCATCATTGATAAGCACGGCTACCCCTCGCTGGGATACAACTCTACGCCACCACTTGTCAGCCAATGGATAACCTTCCATTACCTGCGGTGGGTAAAATGTATATGTTGCCATGATTCTCCTTGTTAATAGAGAGGGAGGCAGGTTGCCCTGCCCCCCTCAACTAATGACCTACTAGAGGCTAGATCCGCCTGATTCCAAACGAACAACTGCTTCATCTCGGAAGATGCCCCAGCCGCCGAAGTACTTCCAGCCAAGTGCTGACTTACGGCGAAGGATGTCGATCTGAGGTGCTACGACTGTTTGCACATCGTAAACATTAGCCTCAAGAAGAGCTTCCTTGCCAACTGCAACTGCTGAGTAAACAGTAGCTGAAGATGCACCTGAAGTGGTTGATGGAACACGAGAAGTCTGAACAACTTGGAAGCCTTCAAGAACACCAATGGTGCCTGTCAATAGGTTTCCTACATTGTCAGTTGTGTACTTGTGGATGTCCACAAATCCGCCTGCACCAGTCTCGGCACGAAGGTCGAAAGCTTGGCGTGGGTGGATGAACAATGTGTAAAGGTCACCAACACGAGGTTGAGCGTTTGACTCAAGAAGTGTTGTCTGTGCCTTACGAAGCATTGTTGTTGATAGAACATCTGTAGCTGTAAGAGTAGCTGTTGATGTACGGGTTCCACCGTACTTAACTACTGTTCCGCCAGTTAGTGCTGTTGCAACTAACTTATCCAATGTATCTGCTGCGTTGAAAGCAAGTGCATCACCGATCATGGTGTCGATAGAAGAGAATGAGGCCATGTTGACCTTCTCTGTCTGCTCAACAGCATTACCGTATTCAGTAACAGTAACTGTTACTTGTGATGGGTTTGCTAGTGCAAGAGGTGTTACATCAGATGTTTCTGTTAATGCTGTGGTTGCTGCTGCTAGGTTTGCATAAACTGCAAACTTAAGAGAAGTTCCCGGGTTGGTGAGTGCTACTGGTCGTAGGTCTGCGACTGAACGCATGACAGGAAGTGAGCGGAGTGCAGCTCTTACATATGTGTCATATGCATTGACTACGAGGTTGCCTACACCAGAGATTTGAGTGGTTGCCATTTACGGCACCGCCTTTCTGGGTTAGTACCCAGCTTTACCAAGATCTGCAAATAATTGCTTTAATGCATCAGGCCCCTTTGCAGCGGCCTCATCCATCTGGGCTTGAATCATCTGTTCACGATCAGCACTAATGCCGCCGTCTACAGTTGACTGAGCCTTCTTGTAGCTATCTATAAATCCTTCTGGTATTGCTGAGTTTGTTTGGTTGGTTTGTGACACACCGAATACATCTCCGTATTCTGTGAGCCATGACGACAACGAATCCTCCGTGAGGTCGATGTCCTGTGGAATGAAAGCCGAAATCTTCGGATTCACTCCTCGAGCTGTAAGGACTTCTGAGATAGTTCTCTCTCGTTTTTCTTTACGCAAATTTGAAAGCTCTTCCTGAATTTCCTTCAGTTGCTTCTCTTTTGCCTTATTGGCCTTGCGTAGTTGTCCGAGAACATCATTCGAATCAAGTTCGAATTCATCCTCTTCCAGTTCGTAATTGGACATTTGTCCTACTCCCTTTTCATGTTAGTCGCTGGCCGCAATGCAATCGGGGAAATGCATTGGCTCCAACTTCCGGGTTTATACTCATCTCAAGTTCCGGCATTTCTAGAGATGGAGTGGGTGTCCGGGTCTCGAACCCGGATGATTGCCAATCACCCTGTTACTTAAACTGTTTTAGTTCTTAGTGCCTTAGATCCAAGACCACTTGTGCCACCGAATGCTGCTGCACCTGTTGCCTTAATTCGTGCTGCTTGTGCTTGTGCTTGGACATCTCCACCGAACTCGGCAGCGATTGCTTCCTTGGCTCCAAAGTTCTCACCATAGATAGCAGCTAGATTTCCAGTAGTCTGAAGTTCTCGTTGAACCTGTGAATATTTCTGGCGTTGAGTTCCATAACCAAGAGATCCTGCACCATAAGTCTGAGCCATATTGGCTTGCTCTGCTGTCAGACCTTCAAGAAGGGCTGCTGCTGTATTGAGATTCTTACCAGCAATCTGCTCAAGAATTGCTTGACCCTTTGTTGGATCAATCATGTATGCAGTAAGGGCTTCGTCACCAATACCGTAGTTATCCTTGAGTTGCTTGCGAATCTCTGAATCTGTTCCTGTAGTTACAAAATCACGATATGCCTGAATGACATTTGCTACATCGACATTGGTTAGGTTGTTCTTTAAGAAAGATTGAAAGTCTGTAGTCTGATCGTAGAAGCCTGTTGGCATATTGTATGAAGTCAATACCTTTTGGTATTCATCTTCCATTCCAACGATTGTCTTCTCATCAAGTGCCTTGTAGCCCTGCTTCAAGCGAGCTTCATTGACACTACCGAAGCGATCATAGTAAGACTTAGTGTTAATCAACTGAAGGTAGAAACCTTCTGAAGTTGTAGGAATTTCATCAAATACTTTGCCAAAGCGATCTGTGCCTTTACCAGCAAAGATTGCTGCAATATCATCACCGACCTCTTTGATACCCATTGCTGTAAACTTCTCACGGATAACATCAAATGCTGATTTACGCTGGGATGCAATCTGTTCTGCCTTAGCAGTCTCAAGTTGCTTCTTCTGTGCATCAAGCATCTTTTGGAATTCTGCATTTTGATTAGCAATAGCAGCTTGAATAAGTTTATTTACATCTTCTGCACCTAGACCTGCTGCTGCTTCTGGAGCAGGAATTGTGTCTGGTGGGCCAGAGTCGTATTCAGTAATCTGAACACGGTTGGCACCTGATCCTGAGTAATACTGACGAACAATTTTTCTTCCAGTTGGATTTTTTGTTCCAATAATTTTTACAGTTTTATCGCTGTATGTAACAGTAAATGTTCCATCACCGTTGTCTACTCGACCAGTTTCAGTTACTCCAGCAGGTGGCTCTTCTACTACTACAGTTGTATCTTTTTCATCTTTTGAAGTACCAGATGCTTTAGCAATACCAGCAAGTGTTGTTGTATCTACAGTAGAGATTGGAACTGATGCAGTTCCTAAGCCAGCACCTTGACCTGTTGTAGTTGGGCCATAAGGATTAGTCGCTGTCTGTGGTGCATTGATTGCAACTTTTGTTCCACTAAAAAGAACTGGAGTTCCTGCTGCTGCACGAGCAGCTAATGTTGGGTTATCCTTAAGGATCTGGGCAACGGTAGTGCCATTGGCCTTTGCAATACCTGAAAGGGTATCTCCTGATTTAGCCGTTACTTTTTCTGCCATTATGGAATCACTCCGAATCTCGATCCGACATCAACTAAGATGCTGTCGGCTTTAGCTCTTGCATTGGCTGTGTATTGCCAACGACTGTCTTTGTATAGGTCTTGCTCGAACTGCCACAATGGAGTGACTGTTGATGAAGTCTTGTCTCCGACAGTTGTTGTTGTACCAATCATTGCCTTACGAACAGTTGGATCCTCAAGATCCAATGAACCTTCTGGCACTTCAAGAATACGAGAGATTGCTCCCAAGTAAGGGCTTGCGATTGATAGTGGAGACTCACCATTGAGGATTCGATCACGGAAGGCCGGGAAGAGTTTGACTGCTTCCTGACGAAGGTTCTCGTCAATCTGCTCGTTAGATGTATCTCCGAGGAAAACATTCTTAGCAAGGTTATCTGCTGCTGCCGCAGTAAGGGATAACCCAAACTGACGATACTTAGTAGTAACCATAATCTTGTTGGCATTGATCTGTTGCTGAACTTTAGGCTGAGATAGATACTGGTCAGTCCGGCGAAGCTTCTTCTC